ATCGTGCTAATGCCAGCGTGTTGGGAAGAGTTATACCCCGCATGGATGCCGGATCTGAAGCGGTGTCGGATTTCGACGGTCTGGTTGAGCTCGAAAGCCCAGGCAAATTCCCAATCTCGGAAATGGTCTTGCAGGGAATCGATGAATCCGTCGAGCTCGTTGGCGTTGCTTGCGATATAATTGTCAAGTCTAATGTCGTGGTTTCCGATGGTCCAGAGGCGATATTTGGTTTTCGGGATTTTTTTAAGCCATCTCTTGGCCGTTTCGATTTCGGTTTCAAACTTTGGCGCCGCGCTGCCTCGTACTGCCGGATGCCGACTAATCCTCGCTGCATCAAGAATGTCTCCGTTTAAAATGACCCCATCCGGCTTGAGAGTCTTACAGAGCTTCGTGAAAGCTTGATAAATAATTGGCGGTTCACCGTCCCAAATATGCAGATCTGATCCTATGATCCAAGTAGTTGACGGGACGTCTTTTGTTATCATCCGTGGGTAAACCCACTTTCTTACGGCCTTAATGCTTTCTGGTATGCCGTCTGGAAATTCTGCCTGTGCTTTATGTAATCGATGGGTAAATGTCTTATCGGAGATATTTATAGATCTTGATGCTGCGTTAGCGTTCCTGCCATTTTCCTCCCATAATCTCAATGTCTCTATCATTATTTCTTTGCTTAATGGGGGCGTAGGCATAGTGTATACTCCATCTGCGCTGCCCTCTAATAGCTTGTTAACATGACATTTTTAATTAATAAACCTTAATTGCGGGATTCTTGCTTGACGTTGCCCTACAACCGTGACTATTGTCGGGCAACTGATTTGCTGATTTGGACATACCTAATGAAAAACCCATTTGAAAAATACGACATTGAACACCTGTCACCATCTTCCTGCAATTTGTTTACAGCGTCGCCAGCGGCCTTTGTTATGCAAAAGGTCTTGGGAAAGCGATCATCTGTAGGCGCTGCCGCCCATCGCGGAACAGCGGTTGAGGCGGGTATTGCTTTTGCCCTCAATTCTAATGGCGACGTAAATGGCGCGATTGATGTTACGAAAACGGAGTTTAACCGACTGTCATCTTTATCAACCGACCCAAGGCAAGATAAAGAGGCAGCGGCCTTGGCCGATATGGTTATTGTCGGTTACAAAGAACTCGCCGGCTATGGCAAGCCTTCGTCGATGCAGGGTAAAATTGAATACAAAGTCGAAGGATTAGCCGTACCAATGATTGGCTTCTATGACTTTGAGTGGGAACATCACGGCGTTTTGGTGGATCTTAAAACCACCCATGCTTTGCCGTCGAAGATCTCGACCAATCATGCGCGGCAGGTTGCGCTTTACGTTGCAGCCCGTGGCGATAATCTTGATGCGCGTATTACCTACGTTACATCGAAGAAAAGCGCGACGTATCAGCTTGAGAACAAGCGCGAACACGTTGAGGCTTTGGGCCGTATCGCACTGACAATACAAAGATTTTTAAGCATTACCGACGATCCATATGAATTGGCGTCGCTAATAGTCCCTGATGTCGACTCGTTTTATTTTGGCGACGCAACGTCTCGCCAACAGGCATTTGACATCTGGGGACTTTGATAAGGCAAGCGTCTGGCCAGACAGACGCACAATCGTGAAAAGGAAACTGTACAATGGCACTTGGTTTAAATTTAAATTCGTCCAATGGTGGTAAAGATTTTCTGCCTATCGTTAAGTTTGATGCACGTTCCGGCCGGATGTTTCGGCGGGATCGTATTAATGGTGAAAATGAAGAAGTTGATATTACTAAAACCTTCAAAGCGGTTGTCGACTTTGAGAACTTAGAAGTGGGCTATATCAATTTTAATACCGGCAGCGCTCCTGACTTTCATATGGCGCCGCACGGTGAAGGATTGCCGGATAAGCCTTCGCAAGATCACAAGCAAGGTGTTCGGTTCCAAGTAAAGCTTCACGCCGACTGTGGTGGTGACGTTCGTGAGATGGCATCAAACGCTCGTTCATTCCTGCAAGGCGTAGACAATTTGCACAACGACTATGTAGCCGGAAGTGCAAAAAATGCCGGTAAACTGCCTGTGGTGGTTTTATCGGATACAATGCCGGTCGTGAGCGGAGAGGGGTCTAAGCGCACGACTAATTACTCGCCAGTGTTTGAAATCATTGGTTGGGTAAAGCGTCCTGACGGTTTGGGTGAAGCAGCTCCTGCCGTCGAAAGAAAGGCATCGCCACCTGCCACTGGTGGCAACAAGGTCTCCGCACCTGCCAAGAAAATGGCTTTGGATGACGAAGACTTTGGTTGATTAATCGGGGTGGCCTTCGGGCCACCCTTTCCCTGTTGGAGAGTAAATTGAGATTTTTGCTAACTATGAATATGCCGGTTAAGTCCGGCGCACCGATCCATCAAATTATGTGTGAACACCCAAAAGCTAAAACCATTGAAGATTTTGTCGCGGTTTTAAGCCAAGCAGACTTCACCATCGTTGATGAGTTTTATAAGGACAACAATTCATCCCTGTATTACAACGCGGGTAAGATTGCTTTGAATTATCGGTACATCGGTAAGATTAAAATGGTTGGCGACAACGCAACATATCTAAGAGAGTAAAATGCAAATTATTAAAGAACGTGAAAAGACACATGGTAGCTATCAAACGCAGTCCGGTTTGGCGCAGAAATTTAAAAAGACATTTCGCAGCAGCCCAAATTGGGACAAGCTTAACGAGCCGCAAACGGAAGCGCTTGAGGCAATCGCAGTTAAGCTGGCTAGGATATTGGCCGGCGATGCCAACTTTAAAGATCACTGGGCGGACATTCAGGGCTACGCCTTCTTGGGTGGCGACTTTTCGCCCATGATCCCTGGTATGCCGAAAGCACCGGACTTTACAACGGAGCCTTTTCCGACCATCATCACAAAACAAGCCAATGGCTAACGAGGTCACATCCTCCCGTGACAATTGACTTGCCCCCTGACTTAACGGTCGGGGGGTCTTTTATGGAGATTTATAATGAGCATACAAGAACGCATTTATTACCACATGAAGAAGCTTGAAGAGGCTTGCGACGAGGCAGCTATTGAGCGGCTGGAGATGGTCCCTAAACGCCATTACGACAATCTTGAAGGGTGCATCCAGCGTTGCATCGACATGATCGAGACGTTGGCTAATAAGCTAACTTTGGAAGACAAGGAACTGCGCGGCGACGCACGGATCTATTTAGGCATTTTGCGGGATCTGATCCACGGCAGGTCAATTACACCTTATCGGACAATTGACGAGCAAATTGCGGATAACGTGAAAAAAATGGCGGCAGACCACGAATTGTCGCGCCCCAAACGCAAAGATAAAACTTTTAAAGTAAAGGTAAGAAAAAAATGAATTACATGGTTGAAGCAGAATGTGACGTAATCGTTTGCCCAATGGGCATCGGTGCCGAAGTTGTACACGTTAAAGGTGTTCCAGCAGGTAAAGCTTGCATCGGTCGCAAGTGTGCTGGATGGCGGTGGGAAACCATCGTTGATAGTTGGAATGACGAAACAGAAACGTGGGATACCCACTACAGCGATATTTTTGGTTTCTGCGGTATTGTAGGAGAGTGAGATGGATAACCCGAATTATGTGACGCCTGAAGAGGCCAGCAACAAAATGTGTCCCGCAATTACAGATGAAAATGAATTTATGTTTTGCAAAAATATAAAGTGCATGGCTTGGCGGTGGGAAATGAAACCAAGTATGTTAATTAATTGGGCGGCAACCAAATATCAACCGGACCCGCAACCACACTGGATTAGGATTGGCGACCATCCTTATAAAGATGCAATAGACAGAAAGTCCGGTCAATTTATTGAGGGTACAGGAAAGGGCTATTGCGGGATGGTGCGGTCATGAAGTCTATTTATCAATACTTCCTGAAAGAGTTTTACGAGGACAAACCACAAGCAATTTTTGTCACTATAATGTTTATTGGACTTGTGGTCCCAGCTGCCGCTCTTGGAATTTTTATCTTATGGACAATGTTGCTGGAACTTATTTCCGT